ACCCCCATAGAGGGCGTACTTGATTTGTAGGAGGGTTTTCTGGATAGCCTGGAGTCCATCCCCAAAGACCTCTTGAGTTTCCTTCAGGTCCTTCAGGGAGATGTCGGTAGCATCTGCGCGGAACTCCAGGCGAGCGATACGGTTATCGTAATCACTCATGCTGCGGCCTTCGTCTCGAAGTTAGAGCCGAGGAGGAACAGCGCTCGCTCCCCTTCCCTACGTTTCGTCAGACCATTCATCACCTTGCCAGCAGCTTTGTTCCACCGGGGGAACTCGTTGGCAGCCCCTTCGATGTCCCCAGCATTCAACTTCTTGAGCAGCGTGCTACCCTTGAGAGCCGTTTGGCCCACGTTGTACGCAAAGGAGATCAGTGCGGCCTTCTGCTCATCCGAGAGCGTGACCTTCACAATCGAGTCCACGAAGGAGCCTAAGGCAACCACTCGGACCTGAAGGTCAGCATCAGCTTGAGCCTGGGTCCACAAGGTTCCCTTGGAGATCCCCGGGCCTGTCGCGCCGTAACCAATGGTCCATGGTGCGCCCCCCGTAGCAGGGTCAGGGTATGCACGAAGATCACACCCCTCAGCACCCTTGATTTGTTTTTCGGCGTATTCACACCATGTCATTTGCTAATCCTTAATGATTGCCTGTGCTCCCTCATCGGTCTCTATGGACTTCAGACAGTGATCCTTCTGTACAAAATCAAGAAGACGACAGAGGACACAGCCCCAACGCTTCCCCTTCAGTTGAGCTTTGGCCGCCCTACTAGAGATGGTCTCGTCAGGGTCCCCGAGCAGGAACGTGTTGATGAACTGGTCCAGAGAGACCAGTAGGTTCCACAGGTAAGCCATGGTTAATCCAGAGGTGCATCTAAGGGGAACGGAGGGAGAAGCGAGGGAACCTCAGAGACCGTAGGGAAACTACGGGTACCCGCCTGGACCTCAGCGAGAATGGAGTAAGCCGTGGCCCACACCGTAGAACGCCACGAACGGAACGCTTGGCCTTCCTCTTGGAACTTAGGGACCGAGGGTTCCTCTGCGTATGTCACAGCCGTGGTCAGGTTGTCGTAGTGATAGGCTTGGGCCTTGGAGTCCATAAGGGACTGCACGGTGTCTGTGAGGAGGCGTTGGAGTTCCTGAGGGGTAGGCTGAGGGGGGCTGTAGGGAGTCGCTGAGCTACCTTGGGAGACCCAGAGGAGGTAGGCTTGATAGTCCGAGTTGGCTTCGTCTTGGGGGATGAAAGCTCCATCGGAGTCCCTAACGATTCCCCCGGCTTGGTTGAGTGTGTAGGTCATCGTTTAGAGTTCCGCAGAGGCAGTCCATTGTGAGTTTGTATAGCCGTTCCCTGCAGACGCATTGAACTGGAGACAAACTTGCGATACATATGCGGCGTTCAGAGCAAGGCCGCTTCCGCTTCCATACGTTGTGTTGGAAAACGCAACAGTGGGGATCGCCCGCTTGGGCACCATGCTCAAGCTCTGCATAAAGAACCCGGCAGCGGGACTCTGCATATTCACTTGCCCAGCCTCGTAGTACCGCTGACACAGGGAAAGCTCATGCCCATACGCACGCCGTTCGAAGGGGGTTGCTACGGATCCTGCTTCGAGTTGGATGTCTGAGAGCGCAAAGATCTGGCCGCTTGCGAGTGCCGCGACGAATTGGACCCCAAGCCCAGTTGTTACGCCTGCCGGCAGCGTTACAGTGAGGCTGAACGGAACCCAAGTTCCTGCCGGGAGCGTCGGGAGGTTAAGTGTCGAATAGCTCGTAGATGACGTGTAATTGTCAGCCGCTGACGGGTATGCGAGGTTGACCGTAGCGCCGCTTGTACCGGCACTGTGATACGCATAGCCGCTCAAGGTCACTTGCGCGCCTGCGAGATCCTTGATGTTCTGCGTCTCGATGCGCTGGTTAAGGCTGATCACCGTAATTCCGGTGCCGCCTTGTGCGGTGATGACCGGAACGTTGCCCCGCGTGTTGCTGTTGGAAAGCGTCGCCGGGCCACTCGTTGCACCCCCGAACCAGCGATCGGGACCATAGGCTACGCTTCCAGCCGGGACCGTTACGCCATTGCCGCGTTGGTTAACCCGGAAGTCCCCGTTGATGATCCGGTTCTTACCTGCGAGAGACGCGGTGAAGTTCTGGGCGACCAGTGCCGAAGCTGCAGAAGCAGAGGCCGAGCTTGCTGCGCTGGCTTCACTGGTCGCGGCGTTGTTCTTACTGGTGAGGGCTGCAGCAGCCGAAGTGGCCGCATTGGATTCCGAGGTGCCCGCAGCATTCTTCGAAGCAAGGGCCGCAGCAGCGCTCGATGCCGCATTAGACTCGCTAGTCCCGGCGTTCACCTTGCTCGTGTTCGCTGCAGTTGCCGAAGCAGCCGCACTGGTCTCGCTCGTACCCGCTGCGTTCTTAGAGGCCAAGGCTGCACTTGCGGAAGCTGCAGCGGTCGTCTCACTAACCGAGGCTTGACCAGCAGCGGTACCCGCCGTGGAGGCGCTGGCGGAAGCTGCAGATGCCGAGGTTGCCGCAGAGATTGCCGAAGCAGCCGTCGAGGCAATAGCGTCATTGGCAGCCGCAAGGGCATCATTAGCCTGAGCGAGAGTATCGGTAGCAGCCTGCGAAAGACCCGCTACGTTCCCTTCGGAGATAGCAGCATTCGATGCAGACGCAGCAGCCGCAGTCGCAGCCGCTTGGGCCGCTTGGGAATCCGCAGTACTCGCAGTCAACTGAGCCGTCAGAGCGTCAACCAACTGGTCCGTTGTGTTGTTCTCGGGGAACGTCGAGGCCCCATTAAAGAAACTGGTGGTCATTAATACTCCGAGCCGTAGGCGGGTTCCATTGCTTGCGTGCTCTGATCCGTATCCGTAAGACGGCCCTGCTCCTCGACCTCTGCATAGAGGATTTCGTACTTGTTCTCGAAGCCGGTTACACGGTCATCAACGAAGTAGTCAGCAGCGAATGCGAGAGCACAATAGATCAGAAGGTCAGCAAGGACCGTGGTGAATAGATTGGTGTCGGTATCATTGACCAATGCAGGCTGTGCGCCGTAATAGATCAGGTAGACCGAGGTACCCAAGGGAACCGAGGGTTTGATGAGGTAGGACCCTGCGACCCGGCAGTAATACCGGGGTTGACCAGATTCCTTAGGGAGACCGAGGAAGTGCGAAAGGTCCTTGTTGGACATCAGGACATCCCCGGAGTACATATGCTTCAGAGAGAGGAAGTCATCGGGGATGATGATCTCGTCCTCTACGGTCAGCGTGTTCCCTGTGGACACACTGATCTTCTCTTGGCCTGGAGTGCGCAAGGTGCGCTCAATCCGGGTCTGAGCCATTTGAATGAAGTCGTTTACGAGATCATCAGTTGCGTCATTACGGTTGAGCAGGCCTTTAACCTTCGCTCTCACTTGTGCGCGATTCATTGCGTTGTTTCCTAATCTGAGCTATAGCAGCCCCGATTAGTTTGAACTCTTCGGGGGTAAAGTTATCGTTACGGGCTGTGTTGCAGATGGCGCAGCAGGGGACCACATTGGTCTTTAGATGCCCTCGGGAGTTATCAAGGCGGTCTAGACCCCTGGCATCTTCGGTGGTGCCGCAGTAGGCACAGGGCCCTTGGGTCGTATCCTCAATGAAAGCCTCGGTCAGATCGTTAGAAAGGCTGCGCTTTGTGTCCCCTCTTCGGTAGTAGCCAAGCATCGTCTGAGCACGGTGAGCCTCTTTGTACAGCCGGACCTTAATTGCCGCGCATGGCTTACACAGTGAGTAGAGGCCATCGCGGTTTCTTGAATCAGGACTGAAGAACTCCTTCGTTGCTGGTTTGGATTCCCTGCACTTGCTGCAGGTCTTCAAACGGATTTCCCGGTAGTCAGGAAATACTCCATACCTTCAGTCTTCAATTTGGCGACGATGGAACGTGCGGACTCGTTATAAAAGTCGTAACCTTCGGCCAGCCACCGTTCGATGAGGACCACAGGGATAGACGCTACGCGCATCATTTCGCTTTCACGAACCGACGACGAGTCATCACGCTCTGCTTTGAGGCGGTCAAGGAATTCCGTAGGGATTTGCTGGACTCGCTCAATAATGTGACCATCGCTATTTTCAGAGAGGGAGCGGCCGATGTCGTTGTACAGTTGTGTCATAGATATAAAAAGGCCCCGAGGCGCGGAGAGTAAGCACGCCTAAGGGCTGAAAGTGGAGAAGCCCCCGAAGGGGCCTCAGTGCTACAGGGAACCGCTCACTGATTAGGGGAGCAGCGGGTTCGTACCCGTCAGGCCGATGATGGCACCCGAGGCACCGTAGTTCACGTGCTTGAGACCGAACTCACCAACGATCTGCTCACGGTGTCCGTCGCCCGTAACAGCCAGCGGGTTGCGGAACCAGTTACGGAGAACCGTGGTCTTCCAGTTAGCCGGATCGAACAGGAGTGCCGAGTCAGCCTTCATGAAGCGGTTGATCACAACCTTCTGCTCACCGAACGGCGACACGTACAGGTCCACCACGTTCACAATGGCCTTCTCGCCACCGAAGTCACGCATACGGCCAGCAGCAGCCGAGAAGCCCGCAACGATCAGCGAGTCAGCAGGCTTGATCATGAGGAACTTGGCTTCACCGCCGTTCTCATAGAGCTTCTGGTTTGCCGAGAGGACATCAGCTTCCACCAGGGCAGCCGGGGTTCCCGTGTGGTCAATGGTGTTCGCTGCGTTGATCAGCTTTGCACCGTTCACGTCCGTACCCCAGACGTTACCGAACTTGCGGACCACAGCTTCCGAGCCGACAGCAGCGTTCTGCGAGAGACCAACGTATGCGTACTCGAGGTCACGCTTGGCTTCCGCCGACTTCTTACCGAGTTGGTATGCCAATTCCTTAGCACGACCATACGTCGAAACCGTGTCCGCCGTGTTCGACACCTTCACAGTCTTCTGGAAGATCTGCGTGGTGTTCGCACGCATTTGGGTAGCAGCCAGCGTGCTATCGACAGCGTCAGCGCCTTCGAGGCTCGCGTTAGCTTGCACCTGCGCGAGTGCGTCTTCCTGCCATTGGTACAACGTGTTCGAAGCCTTGTCGCCCTTAACGAGCGTGGTAAACGGCGTCAGCGTCGGGCTAATATTCGAGATAACATCGCTGATGTCTTCCTTCTTGCCGACTTGGTCATACGTCTTAAATGCGGTTGCGCTCATGATATTTGTTTCCTAAATGGAGAGAGAGATTAGTCCTGCGCCCAACGTGCCAAGAAGGCTTCCGCTGCGTCATCCGTAGTACCCGACGCCTTGAGGCGCTTCATCTGGGCATCGGCCTTGTTGACCTTGACATCTCGTCCTGAGGTAGTCTTGGTGGTCTTAAGGACCTTCTTCGGGGTCACAACTTTCTTCTTCGTGACGATGGTCTTCGCCTTGTCGTGGTTCATGGCCTTGTGGATCAACTGGATTGCCACAGGGTCGACCATTTCATTCACTACGTTTTCCGGGAGACCTTGCGAGATCGCGTATTCCCGTACGGAGTTGTAGGTGGCTTGAGACCAGCCGGGGATCTTTTCCTTCAGGACCTTCACCGCTTCTTTGGCTTGGGTCTGGAGGAACTGTTGACGCTGTTGATCCGCAGACTTCACGAACTCATCAGCTTCCTGAGAGATGAACTGAAAGTCCTCGTAGGCAGCATTGGCTTCAGCACGGAGGGCAGCGAATTGGTCACCATCCAACTGCTTACTTGCCACGAGCATGTCAATCTTCGAATACGGTTCCCAACGGGCAGCGGCCTTCTCATAGACGCGCTGCATCTGGGCTGCCAGCTTCTTACCGTTCTCTTCGACTACCTTGCGCTCTGCTGCTACTGCTTGGGACTTCGTTGTCAGTGCTGCTTCCTGACCGTAGAGTCGCTTTAGATCCTTGACGGATACCTCGTGCTCCTTGTCGCCAACCTTGATCTTGACCTTGACGTCATCCGAGGTATCCTTCTTGTCCTCAGGTTCGTCTTCTTCATCTTGATCTTCGTCATCCGACTCGGAGTCCGTTTCTTCAGGGTCCGTTTCGCTATCTTCAGCTTCGTCTTGGTCTTCTTCAGCTTCAGTCTCGACCGTCTCATCATCGGTTTCGACTTCGTCTTCCTCAGGGCTTTCGGATACCTCTTCAGGGTCCTCTTCGCTCCATCGAGACAAGAATGCTTCTGCTGCGTCGCCTTCGGTAAAGTTGAGGGCGGCAGCGGTGTTGCTGTCCACGCCCGATTGGGTGGTGGTTGTCATATTGGTTTACTCTTTAGGGGAAAGTAACTGCGTCTTTTGGTAGACCCAGTCAGTGAGTTCAGCAGTGATGCTCTGTAGCGCTCGGATATGGAAGTAAGCAATCTCTCGCTTCTCTTTGTCTTCCGGGGCACTCATCGTCATCACGTTGAGTTGTTCGTTGTATAGCTCGTTGATGGCAACCGTGAAGGCCTCTGTTTCCAGAAGCACTTCAGCGGCTGTGCCACGTTTGAGCGTGAGTTCTTCGCTCATGTCTTATCAGTTAGGGGAGACAATCGCCTTAGCGGACGCAGGGTCAGCCGCAGCCATTTCCTTAGCCTGTGCCATCTCTTCAACAGCGATAGCAGCCTTAGAGGTGACTTCGTATTCCTTGATGTCCAGTTCGCGGTCCTTGATGGTCTTCTCGAGTTGAAGCTTGAGTTGATCCAGTTGAGCCTGCATCTGTTCGATACTGATGTGACCTGTAACCTTGGTAGACGAGGTTTGAGCAACAGCTTCTTGCACTGCAACCTTGCGTTCCTCGAGTTGCAGTTCCTTCATCTTGATCGGATCAGGCTGAGGTGCCGGGAGGGTCTTAGGATCAGTCAGGAACAGTTGAGCGTCCTTGATGCCGAGCTTCTCGAGCACCTTGGACTGCAGGGCGAACGCGTTCTGCTCGGTGTACATACGGGCCATCTTCGGGTCCTGAGAGAACGCCTGATGGGCCTTCATGTACTTCGTTGCATCTTCAGCTTGCGAGGCGGCGCCGAGGTGGAGTTCCACGGTACAGGTGACTTCCTCGGTCCACTCTTCAACAGAGACAGGGACGAAGTTGCCAGCGACACGGAGAACCTTCTGCTGCTTCTCGTTCTGGATGACCAGTCGGTAGACCTCAAGGTACAGAGGCTTGATGAACTGGTTAGCGAAGTTACGGGCCATGATCTTCTCGCGTTGCTGCGAGAGGGACACGAGACCTTCCACCATGCCTTGCGAGTTCTGCTTCGACAGGGCGTCCTTATTGAGACCTTGGGACAGCTTCGAGACACCTGTGACCTCCTCCTTCTCCTCATCGAGAAGCTGGAGCGTCTGGAACACGAAGGGATTCAATCCAGGCTGCGGGAGCGGGATGAGACCATCAGGACGCGTGACGTTGACCAAACCACCAATGCGGTTCTCTAGGAGTTCCTTGGGGTTCGTCAGGGCACCCTTCACCACCATCATGCGAGGGTTATTGGTGATGACCGTGTGGTCCAGGATGCCCCGGGTCAGCACAGTGCGTGCGTTCTGCGTGGGGATCACTCGGGCCGCATAGTTCGAACCATAGAACGCATGGGGAACCGGAGTCGGACAGAAGTGCAGGAAGGGCTTCTTGTCCACTTCCTCTTTGTCAAGGATCACCGAGCCAGCCATGGTGACCTTCCAGAGCTTCGTGACGCCTGTGCCCTTCATGTCTAGGTACAGGTAGCACTCGTGGACCAGTACGCCCTCAGAAGCCTCTTGCAACTCCGAGTCTTCATCACTGAGCAAGGAGGCCCCGATGTCCTGGAAGCGGGTGATCTTTTCCGGGTCCATGTTGAGCGAATCGTCCGATCCTTCACCGCTAATCTCAGCGATCTTCTTCGGGTCGTACCCGGCTTCCTTGAGGTCCGATTTGGTCTTACGGGTACGGTGAGCTACGAACTCAGCATCTTCAATCGAGGAAGCCGTGGAGGTGATCAGGAACTCTTCGGGCGGGATGTTGACGATCTTGACTTGCGAGCGGTCAACCTTGCGGGTAAGCGTGCCTTCACAGAGACCTGTTTCTTCATCGTGCTCGATCTCGATGCTTACCACGTCCGGCTGTTCAGCGAGGAGATCCGCCTGTTCGATAGGGATGTCGTTGAACGTCTCTACAACTTCCTCATCACAGTCTTCCCAGTAGACCTTCACGATTCCCACGCGGGCGATAAGGCCATCGTGGATCAGTTGGGAGAAGATGCTGTACGAGTCGTTCTGCCTGTGGACCACGTAGTCCGCATAGGCCGTAGCGATCTTCATCGCATCGACATCGTTAGCCGTCTGCGGATCGAAGGAGACGATGTTGTTTCCTGCGGAGAACGTCTCGAGCAAGACGGCCTTCAGGGACTCCACGGCATCGAAGACATCCATCGAGACGTACTTACTGTTCCCTGCGTGCGAGGGGGCAGGCTTAGTGCCCTGGTAGTAATCAAGCACGTTCTGGCGCTCGTCGGAAAGCTTGGAGTCGTAGTAGACCGACGAGGTTTTAATCTGCCTCTCGACAAGGACTGCCAACTCTTCCTTCGACACCGGCTTGAACTTGTCTGAAGCTTTAGCCATTGTTTAAATCATCTCAAAGTAGAAGTCATCGGTAACCGCGATGGGTACGTAGTGACCTTCGTGAATAAAGTTCGCAATCGCTAGGGACATCACGCAATCATCGAAACACCCTGCTTCCGCCTCTAACTTTCCATCGTCTTTGACCACGTAAGTCATACACTCACGGAGGGTGAGCTTGTCGTTGACTACGATGTCGTTCTCCCGCAGTGCTGCGCGGAGTTTGTCGATAATGAGAGGCTTGGTCTTGACCGTAGTACGGAAGCCATAGGTCACGGTCTCCGCTTCGGTCTGCTTGTCCACTTGCGTTTCAAAGTAGATATTTGGGTACGCAAGGTCTTTGCCGAGGCGCGTTGCGGTGAGAATGCCGTGGTTGTTGTTTTCCACTGCGATCTTGGCTGTATTGAAGAAGTAGCCAAGCTTCTCTAGGACGGTAGCGAAGTAGTCAGGGTGTACCTGAGACCTATAGATACCGACCTGCTGTTTCTTGCTGTCTAGGATCTGAGCTACGGACCAGTCACCACCTCGGACACCCATGGCAACGTCTGCGCCAATGTAGTAGGTCTCCCCGGGCTGATGGTGCTGATAGAGCAGCAGAGACCCTCTCGGAGCCTCTTCGAACTCTTCGCTGATTAGCTCGAGCCTGGAGACAACCTCAGGGGACTTCTCGATGAGACCTTGGAGTTGCTGAGGGTTGAATACAGGGCGCCCAGAGGTCAGGAAGGCTTCGTCAGCGTGGCACGGGTATTCCTGTTGGAATAGCTCCAAGCCATTGACAGCAATCTTTCGCCTACGGAACATGATCTGCTGATCATCCAGCCCATACTTCTCGACCAATTTGTCCTCTTCTGGAGTTCTTTCGAATCCTGCAGGGACAGGCATGCGGTATTCTTTCTGCACGAACCAAGGGATAAAGACCGCTTGGAATTCGTTAGTACCATTGACAGCGTTGGTCCAAATATCGTGGAAAGGGTTGCCTATGCCGTTAGCTGTGGACTCTACGAAGCAGAAGGTGCCTGGGGAGTTCGGGATACTCTGCATTAGGCCGTTGATGTTCTCGCGGGCTGTGGCAGTGGGATAGAAAGCTGCTTCTGATAGGTGAGCACACTGGAGTGTTTCTCCACGACCCACGCCTTCACCGCCTGCAGTAGCGACCATGTAGGAGCTATCAAGGATGTCGAACGCGAGTTCTTTGCGCGAGGAGTACTTGGTGTGTGGCTTAAGGATGTCCGGGCAGTTCTCATGGAACCGTTTCGTCATCTCAAAGAGGGCCTTAGTACTTTCTCCCAAATGCGTCATCACGATGGCTTTCGTAGCCTTTCTCTGTGAGACCCACCAGTACAAAATCCCTTCAATAATAGTGGAGAGGCCTTGCTGTCGTCCCTTAAGGACAACCACACGGACTCTGCCAGTAGTTTCCAACTGGTCTACCACCGCTTTCATGAAGATCGTTTGGGCTTCGTTCAGGATCAGGGGTTTGATCTCCCCTTCCTTCGTGCGTATCTTCAAAGCATGTCGTGCGTAGTACGCAAAATCTTCGTAGAGGCGCTTACGTACTTCCGTTACTTTGTCCATAGTGTCCCACCCTCTCTAAATATGCCGCCGCGTCGCGAAGGCGTGAGGGCGAATCTTTGAACAACCCTAAGGCGCGGTTACAAGGCTTGCAGAGCAGTCCCCTAACCTCCCCGGTCGCGTGGTTATGATCGGTTGCGTACCCGAATTTGATTTCAAGCGAGAGCGCTGTTTGACAAATGTCACAACACCCTCCTTGGGCATCCCAACGAGCCATGAAGGCTTCCTTGGAGATTCCATATGCGCTTTTCAACGAGCGCCAGCGGGCTTTCTCTGGGTCGTATGCTTTACGGTAGTGGCCCTTCTTGCACTCTTTACAGTACGATTGGAGACCATTAGCGTTTCGTTTATAAGGGTGAAACGCGTCCCGTGGCTTTTCTTCATCGCACTTCGCGCATTTCACCAGTTCCATCAGTCTTTAATTCCTGCCTCATTAGCGAGATCGTTGAGGAAATCTTCTGCTCGCTTCACGTTAAGGTTGGTCTCCGCTGCGGGCTTCGCCATCGACCACTCAAGGACCGTGCGAGCGAACGCAAGTTTGTCCTTGGGCAGAAGATCCTTGCGGCGCATCTCGGTGACCACGGTTTCAAATGCTTCCCGAGCCGCTGCATCCTTCGGGATCACGATTCCTTTGTCTTCCATAGCTTTCACAATTACCTTCGCCTCAGCCGCAGCCTTGGCAATCATTTTCTTTCGACGGTACGCAGAGAAGCCATCAGTGGCCCCTCGGGGACGGCCAGCTTTCGCATGGGCAGCCTTGCGCCACTCAGCTAACTGAGCGCGTCCCTCGGGGGTTTCAGCCATTACTGCGAACAGGGGCTTCTTTGACTTTGGTGTTCCCTTTGGCCGGTTTGCTCGTGGCTTTTTCGGTTGCTGCTCCAAGAGTTCCCTCCAGTTGAGATACACGGTCACCAATCGAGCGGAGAACCGCTTTCAAGGTGGCATCAGACGATGGGTACAGGCCTTCATGGGGGAGCCGAAGCAACACTTCGGTCCCAATCACAGCCTTTTCCTTATCAGTTAGAAAACTCGACGCGTAGACTTCATCAAACGCCGAGAGCAAAGACAACATTTCGGTTACTTTCATTACTTAAGGGTTCCCTTTGGGATTTTTAGCCCGCCATGCAGCCTGACGACCTTCCTGTAGCTTGCGGAGGGCGTTCGTGAGGCCGTAAAAGCCAGCTTCGTTATCCTTGATTGCCCCTGTGCGCCTCAGTTCGTCGGCGAGTTTGCCTAGAACCGGGTGTTGCGAGAGAGCGCGAAGGTCTTGGATAGCTTGTTTCGAGGGCAGGTTGAGGCCTGAATCCCCACCAGCAAGAAGCGTCTGGAAACCTCCGCCTTGGGGCATGCGGGTTGCCTTAGCCATAGCAATTCTGACTTGGGCTTGCTGCTGTGCCTTAGCTGCAGCGTCTGCAATCTTCTGTGCCGCTGCCGCTGCATCCTTATCTGCCTGCGCCTTGGCCGTAGCCTTGAGGGTGTCAAGCGCCTGTGAAGCCTTGGATGCCCCGAGCTTCGCTGTAACAGCGTCTGCAACCTTGGACTCGCCCACGAGACCCGCGATCGTCTGCTCCCGTGTGGCCCTGCCACCGAGTACGTGATTAACTACGTAGTCTCGCACTGGCTTGATAGGAATCAGATTGTCCGCAGCTACGCGACCTGCTCGAGAGATAAGGTTGTTGCTTGCTGGCTTTGCTGCTGTTGCAGCCTGGACCGCGTTCTGAAAGCGAAGCGTCTCAGCGATCTCCGGGGGGAGGTTCGACAAATCAGCATCGTTAAGTCCACGCCCCCTTAGAAGGGCTGTGCGTTGGGCAGGGTCCTTTACGACATCCAAAGCCTCTTGGACACCTCGGTTTGCTACGGCATTCGCATCCCTAGCACCAAGAGCAACGCCTCCTTGGGCCTCACGGTCAGCGAGGGCCTTGAGGGCAGTAGAGGCTTCCGCAACACGGCGGGCCTGTTCTTCCCCACCAGCCTTGTTGACAAACCGCTGGACCTTCTGGGCCATGCTAGGTCCTGTGAGTATCGGCGCAATAGTCCCAAGAGCGCCACCAAGAGCAGCACCTTTTCCTGCGCCTGCGAGACGGTCTCCGTCGTCAGCCTCACCAGCACCGAGAACAGCGCCCTGAGCAGCACCCTGAGCCACACCTAGCCCCAAGCGACCGAGCTTGCCGACAACAAGGGGAGCCTTGGTCACCGCAGCGCCAGGGATTAGCACGGACCCAACGGTACCCGCCACGTTACCCACAGTGCCTGCGGTTCCACCGTTAGCCAACTTGTCCCGTTCGACCTTGATATAGTCATCCCAGGACCTGCCTTTGTCCGTACCCTTCGCCCTCCCTTCAAGGTAGTTCATGCCACCCATCAGTTCGTCGTACCAACCAGCCCCGAGGCCTTGGGCAACACCTCGGAGACCACGGGTAAGCGCACCCCCGGTATCAGCCGGGGCTTCAGGCGTACCTGGGGCCTTTGCAGGTTGTTGGGTAACTTGAGGGGCAGGTTTAGCGCCTTGCTTAGTAACAGAGCCTGTTGCAACTTGGGGTGCCGAAGGCGAAACGGACTGGGCACCGGAAGCTTCCGGTTGGGTCTCCTGGCGAGCAGCGGGGTTCCCTTGTTGACCTTGTTGCTGGTGCATCTGCGAAACGTACTTCAGGGTTTCATCAGGAAGGTCCTCAAGCTTGGCGCCATTGGCGAGCCACTTGTCGGCGTGCCCTGGCCCCCAGTTGTATGCAACCGCAGCCGTGATCGGGTCCTTGTACTTCATGTGCAAGGCCGCATAGTAATCACGACCCGCACGGGCTGTATCCTCAGGAGAACCGTCCGATGGGCGCACGCCGAATCCGGGGTCCTTCTGAGTGGCAGGCATCACTTGCATCGAGCCTTCCGCACCACTTGCCGGGTTGACGATACGCGCCGAATCCGAAGCACCGCTGGACTCGTTCTGATGAATGGCCTGAGTGTTGCTGTAAAGCGCCTTCAGGTCATCATCGGACATACTCGAGAGGTCTAAACTCATTTCAGGAGTCCTCGTCTACGCATTTCTGCAGTTACAGCGTCAACGTTCTGGACGCTAGAGGCTCCGCCAGTGGGAGCAACGGGTGCTACAGGCTGAGATTGCGCCGTACCGCCCTGGGCATTCACGACTTGATCGGAGTACTTTTGAGCGACACGGCGCAAGGCTTCCTTGTTGCGGGCGTACCAATCTTTAACCACCGCAGGATCAGCGCCCTTGGCAGGGACATTCTGAGAGAGCAACGCCACGTCCTTGTCCGACGCCGAACCCGGGAGTTGCTTGATGTGCTCAAGAATCCCTTGGACGTTGAGTTCACCAATCTGCTGGTTGTCGATGGCGACTTGAGGATCAAGAGCACCCGCGATAGCGCCACCAATAGAACCTGTAGCAGCAGCGGCACGGTGGGCGTTACCGTAGCGCTCGATAGCAGGGCCAGCGGCATCAAACTTAGCGATTGCCTCGTTGATACTGTCGAGACCAGCCTTGGCCTTGTCCGCCTTAGCACGATTTTCCGCATCAACCTTGCCCTGCTGTTGGAAACCAGCGGAAGCCTGGAGCTTCATGATGGCAGCCGTGGTTGCGTCGAGCTTCTGTTGCGAGACGTACTTGGCAACCTCATCGTTGCGCACGACCTTCTGGGTCCCGTTGGAGAACTGTAGGAGCGAGAAGGCCCCATCGGCCAGCGGGGTTACCTTGGGCTGATTGAGATCCCGATCCTTATCAGTCTTGGCGTCGTAGGCGTTATTGAAGCCCGTGACACCATCTGCAAGGCCTTCCTTCAGGTTCTTCGCACCGAGGAGCGCGGCACCGCCATTGATCAGACCATCATAGATCGAGTTCTTATCACCTCGGGCCTGGAACCGGTCCATCAAACTAGGACCTTGGGGGGCCTGAGGAGCACCTTGCGGAACTCCTTGGGGAGCCATAGCAGCGCCCATAGGCCCCTGAGGAACCTGGGCAGCCATAGCCTGATCCATGGGACCCTGCGACTGTGCCTGTTGTTGCGCCCTGAGGGCCTCGAGGACGTAAGGGGGAACCTGCTCACCTTCAGCGGGGTCCCCTGCGTTGACAGGAGCTACGTCAGGGTTCGTGCCGCCCATGGCTTGCGCGATGAGCGAGTAGTAATCTTGGGGGTTATACGCCATGAGTTTCCTTAGCCGTAAGCATCGACGCTATCGAATGCACCAGCGCCTGTTACGTTGTTATAACCACCCTCAAGCCCCGGCATCGCCGCAGTGGTGTTATTGAAACCACCAAGCTTCCCGTAAAGACCCGCACCAGTCGCTGCACCACCGAGGGCACCTTGGAGAGCCGCGCCGCTATTGGCAACCGTGCCTGTAACACCTGCACCACCATAGGCACCACCAATGATCCCCATGTACTTCGCAAGGAGATCAAGGTTCGTGTTCTGGCCTTCGGTGTACGCTGCCTTGTTGGCATCAAGGTTCGCTTGAGCGTTGGTCTGGTAGACCTGTCCAGCAGCGTTGAGTTGGTCGAAGTTGTTACCGTTCGCCTGTTGGGCACCTGTGAGGGAACCAACACCTTGACTATAGGCAGTGCCGAGTTGTTGATTGACGTTGCCAGCGAGGGCTTGCTGAGTGTTGTACTGCGATTGAGCCGTGCTGAGACCTGTGTTGAACAGGTTGCTACGGATACTCGAAGAGATGTCAGCGAGACGATCCGATGCACCACGTTCTGCGATACCTTGGGCCACTCCGGTACGCGTGGAGTTCGTGTTGCCACTACCTGCAGCCGCGAGGTTCAATGCGGGAAGCTGGTTTTCATTCAGGTTCCGCACAGTGTCCCGAGATGCCGCGTCGATCATCGAGTCAGCATAGGGACTGTTGGCGTACTGATTAGCCGTATTCAGGAAATTCTGAGTCTGGTCCGTACCGGCCTGATTGATGATGTTCTGGGCGTTCTGGCCGAACTGCTGGCCGTAGCCAAGCATCGAGGTCCCGCTGTTGTACAGGCTATTCGCGATGTTCTGGCCTTGGTTGCCAGCGAACGCTGCGGTACTGTCGGCACCCTGGGTGGTGTACGGATTGAGGCCAGCTACACGTTGACCAGTGTAGGCACCGGTAGAGGCTGCATCGAGCAGCGGGCCTGCCTTATCGTAGCCACTAATAATGTACGGCTGCGCTTGAGACCACGGCGAATTGGCTGCCTCTGCTGCTGCTACTTGACCATCGGAGGAGGTTTTTGCGGCCATGTTGGAGGCAACACCCCCGACCACTGCTCCACCCACTGCTGCTGCTACTCCCCACGGCATACGGACTCCTTCTTGATTAGTACTTCGTCCACTTCGGAAGAATCCGTAGCGTCAGTAGCGTGAATGCAGTACCAGAGCACGTTTTCAAGTGCGGTAATGCTGTGATGGACGCCGGCCTTAATCTCAAGCATTGCTGGCGCGGTGTACTCGACCTCACTGTCGTCAGTGCGGAGGATTACGCGGCCAGCCTGAAGGAGACTGAGGTGGTTGTAGTTGTGTGCGTGCGAGATTGCCTCGTACCCTTTCGGGAGAGACATCTGCTTTGCGTAGAGACCATCAGAGAAGAAGTGCTTGGTTAGCAAATCGACTTCAAAGGTCCCCTCCAGTTCGTTGAACCGGTCGGTTACGGTGCTCATTAGAGAATCGGTCGTTAGGCTCGATACAGACGATCATTGCAATACGATCAGTCTGGGAGTCATTGATGACCCAGTGAGGCACATCGTTCCGAAACCAGTAGACTTCACCGTCTTTCGGAGCAATAGCCCCATCGGGGAAGTTGAAGGTCGCACCGGAGTTGTTGAGGATCGGCACGTAGTACTTGTCGTAGTACTCCGCATGCCACCCATGATCAACGTGAGGGTCGATACGGCCACCTGGGGGAACCCTCGTGATGAGGACCCCACCGAGGCGCTTGGCCTGTACTCTTTCCATCAGTTCGGTAACGACTGGGAACACCTCGGGCATCTTGAAGGAAACCGGATACCACATAGGTTCGTGTTCATCACAGAACCCCGTCATATCACCAGCCTCGAGGTGAGGCCTGACATCCTTGTAGCGAACCCATATGTCTCGCATTTGGGTGTGCGGGGACCCATAGGCAGCCCCTCGGAAGTCATAGAGACCAAAGAGGTCCGGGTTGTTACACAGCCGGTCCCTCAACGGTGCGACATTGAAGTCATTGGCGATAAGACGGAAGTTCATACTCTCTCTGTTAAGGGTCAATCAAGGTACGTGTACGCCGATCTGCTCGAGGGCAGCCACGAGAGACTGAATGGTCCGCTCCAGTTTCTTCAGTTCCTCAGTGAGAAAGAGAACCTGCGACTGGGCATTAGTCGGAACACTCGCGCGTACATATTTGGTGAGGGGTGTTGTGTAGATCATCTGCGACTCAGGGCCTTGATGTCGAAGTCCATACCGGAGAACTGGAAGTTACTGATCGAAGCTGTGCTCACCTTGTAGGCGAGGTAGCGGCCTGCGACCATCATGTCCAGCTTGTACTCTTCGGCAGGGTTATACGTCTGACTCGAGCGGTACACTGCAGCCTGCTTAGGGAGATCCGCAGAACCCACTTCGAACGTGAAGGAACCCGTGGAATCCTCGAAGGAACACTGAGGAACGATGGACTGGACCAATTTGTACCCTCGAAGGGTCGTGGGCAACCCTGCGTTATCCAGGTCGATACCTGTACGCTCGACATAGGCGGGCTTCAGGACCTCTTGGTTAGCCGGGAGATTAACCAACCCTGCGGTCGGTAAATCCACAGCGAAGACTCGCGTATCTGTGACCCCGGCGTTCTGATCGGCAACCGAGAGCATGATGGGCATCTTCGGGGTGATCCCGAGGAAGCTGGTGTAGCTCGTGTTGTACAGTTCGTAGGTATCCGTGACATCCGGGAAGGAGTTCTTCACCAGTGAGGCGTTCGCTTCGGCACCCCCAATTACATTCGGGAGATCCATGAAGGACCACGTGTCATTCTTGTAGTTGTAGATCGCGGCCTGATTACAGAAGTCAGCATTAACGAATGCGGCCTCATCCTGCAGTGTTGGGTAGCAGAAGTGGATCAGGTTAGCGACCGAATCATGGACCACGAAGCACGAGGTCTGCCGGGTGCGATCCAGGGTGTTGTAGATCGTGCGGCGAACCCTGCTGTCACTGATGGAACTCTTGGAGAGACCATCGTGGACGTAAATGTCGTTCTCACCGAAGACGAAGTGCTTGCCCTCGACCTCAACGACACAGTTCGTGTTGATGATGCCGCCCTCGAAGGGAGCCTTGCGGAACCCAAAGACTGCAGAGTCCCCACGGTATTCCACGTTCCACACTTGGGACTGGTTGTAGACCACGAACCCACTACCGAGGACCAGACCATCGCGGATTGGGGAGCGCATCTCAGAGATGACGTTCTCGCCCGCTACATAGTTGGTGTTAGAAGGGTCCCAGGTGATCGTAGAGACTGCAGCCCCGTATTGGATCGGGTTACACCACTTGAACATCGTGGGGTACTTCACCCCGTTCTTGTCGATATTCATCATGATGGCGTAGTCCAGGAACGGACGGACCACCGCTGCGGTATCTGTGGCTACCCAGTCCCCTCCGATCAGGGAGTACAGGGGATCACTGTTGGGGATATTACGGACCAGAGGCCGCATACCCTTGCGAGCCAAGAAGGAAATCCCTGCGACCTGACAGTGAGACCAAGGGTTGTCGTTCGTTACTGTGCCCGAAGTGGGCGTAAGGAACGTGAGGGTATTGTTTGGATACGCACGAACGGTACCATCTCGTTCACAGACGAATACTGCCTCTCCGATCTGGGCGTCAGCATAAGAGCCAACGAAACGAGCAAGCGTAGAACTACCACCTTCAGCAGAGTCATAGGGGTTCGTATTGGAGTCATAGTCCCCCGTGGACCCATCGTAGGTCAGGGCAGAGCGGATCGGGTTGAACAGTTGCTTGAACACAGGAGCACGGGTAATCCGGTCCTCGTCAAAGATGACGTTGTTCGCAGCAGAGAAAGCGTTAGGCGGGAGGTCGTAAGGATTCGCATCAGTGATGACCCCCACGCTCCCAAGCTTCCGAAGCGGGAGAGTCGGCATTGATTAAACCTTCATGATGTAGGCCAAGGCCATGTACGGAGGCAGCGAGGTATGCTGGTGGTCACCCACGAGGTTCGCAGTGTGCGTATGGGACTGAGGGACCACCGAGGTAACCACGGTAGTTCCTGTGCCCGCCTGGACAGCCCCAGTGGCTACCGTGAGGGCCTCGGTGGTCCCATTGATCGTGTGGGTATGCGAGCCAGCCATGCCGGTACTTGCGGAACCCCCAACGGTCTTTTCGGTATAGGTAGACCCTGCACCGACCACGAACCTATTACGGAGATCCGGGGTCCCATTGGTCCCATCACACAACTGGTACCCGAGAGGGATCGCGGTGATAAGGCCCGACCACATCAGGATCACACCCACAGGAACCGGGTTGTTCAACTGAGAAGGCGTAGAGAGGACCGGGGCATCCAGGTTCGGGAAGGTGTTCTTCAAGGCTGCCTTGATTACCCGAAGGTGATCGTCCGACTGGGACACGGAATCCGTAGACAAAGGATTCGCGGGGTTCAGTTGGTTGATATAGTTTGCTGATTCGAGGGGCATCTGTATTTACACCTTCATGATGTAGTAGAGGGCGAAGTACGGATTCCGGATGTCGATAGCGGCACCGCCCCCCTTAACCCCTGTCCATACGTTGTGGAAGTGGGCGCCATTGACAGAGGAGTTCACATCAAACGTGTGGAAGTGGGAACCCCCTCCCAAAGTGGGAGACTGGAAGCGTCCCGAGGAGTACCCGGTACTCACACTTACGTTGGCACCGCCATTGTCCGAACCGGCCTGAACGGACCCGAGGTTCTGAAGACCGTGGGTGTGGTCACCGATGGTGGCTGTATTGCCACTCACGTTATGCTGGTGATTCCCTTGGACGTCCATCGCGGCATCGTGAGCGTGCTGCGGCATTTGGGCTTCACTGAGCGTGATGTTCCAATTACCACCAGCCTGTGCGAGACCGTAACTCGACCCGGCACCGACAATGAAGCGATCGAGAAGGTTAGGCGTGGTGATATTGCCCGTACCGTCCGACTTAGCCACGGTCTGCCCATTACACACTGCCCACCCTGCAGGGATAGAAGCTCCCGACCACATAATGATCCCGCCAATGGGCATCATCGTATTAAGTTGGTCTTGGTTCCAATTCACTGCACCCGAGAGATTCGGGAAGGTATTCTTCAGGGTCGTCTTAATGAGACGAATATGATCATCTGCAAATGCAATGGCATCAGAGCCAAGAGGATTCGCTGGTACTAGACCATTAATATAAGTAGCTGATTCGAGAGCCATGGGTATCTTGGAGTTACTGAGGGATACCCTGGGGGTACCTTGGGCTTCCTATTAGGAAAACCGTTATGAATAACCTATATAAACTCTATAGGGACTATAGAAACCTTAGGGTTAACCTTAAGGAAAACCTTAGGAATCCCCCCTCCCCCTTATAGCCCCTTTATTGGTCTCAATAATGGTCGATTAATGGTGAAACCATAGAAACCATAGGGGGTACATTAGGGGAAAAGTTGCACAACTTAGACGCACCCTGGCCGGAGCCTTAGGGGACTTGGAGATTCCTAAAGAAATAGGGACGGGTTACTTTGAGGGACTAGGGGGTGTCCTAGGGGGTACCTTTGAAAACTTGGGAGCGTTGCTCTCACACAACAGGTCGAACAACAACAACAAGGCGAAACCTTTAGCGGCATTTGTGAAAGCGATCCCGGAAGGCCCTAGGGGGTACATTCAGCCCCACGCAGCACGCGAGGTGAGCACGGAGCTAGGCGAGAGCCTGAGCTAACCTGTTGATTCCAAAGGGAATACACTAGATGAAGTATCTAATGTGGAATCGGGGACGCTCGAGCTAGGCATTGGCCTACCTATATAGGAGGCATTGGGCATAGCTGATGCATTAACCGACCGAGCGGTCAGGTATTCCAAATAGTGAGGGAAGGGGTTGTCTTGTGTTCGACAGGCGAACGAACCTAGGGACCCCAAGGAAAACCAGTAGTCACCCCAAAGAATCTCCATGACTTGCACAACTTTGTGTTGACACTCAGTCACATGCCCTGTACATTGGAGTCCATGCAGTAACCAAGACAACCCAAGCGATAACCAGGGGAAACCAAATGAACCTTAAAGCCTTCGCGACCATGCTCGAATGGATCAACAAGGATAAGCGCGGTAGCACAATGCGTAGCAAGCGCTTTACATTGAGTTCCCTTGGCTTCTCTAAGCTTCCCGCAGTTTCTGATATTTACTGTAGCGCCAAAGGAATGTTCTTTGATGAAAGCGCGGAGTACCAAATTGCTGCGTTGGTAGCTGTAAATCAGATGGGTGAATAAATATCACTTGCACACTACTGCACAACACGTTATAGTTCATCCCATAGCAGCACGAGATGCACCAGACACACAAACCAAACGAATCACACGGAAACCTGGAGATACCAAATGGCCTACTTCGCTAACCCCTACGACACTACGACCAATGGTTTTTACTTCGAGTCTTTCGAAGAGTACACAGAGAAAGCAGCAGGCTTATTAAATAGCTCGGGTGCACCTGTTGAAGAGTTCATGATTGACTACCTTGATGGTGACGATGCGCAACTCTTCGAGGCGTGCAAGGTAGACCAAAGCAACCTGGAGTTCTGGTTTGATGAGGTAGAGAGCCTTAAGGATCACGAGAAGGCTGCTTTGTTCTACTTGGTGTCAGTGAATGGTCAAGACATGGACGAAGCCTTGCAAAACCGTGGGGGTCACGTGCGCAACATTGACGACGTTATCCTGTTCCAGGGGGAACTTAAGGAAGCTGCGGAAGAACTGTTTGACGAGTGCTACCTGAGCGAGATTCCTGAGAACGTCCGCGCTTACATCGACTACGACTCTTTCGCCCAAGACTGCCGCCTGAATGGTGACATGTACGAATTCGAGTTCAATGGGGAAACCTGGACGTGCACCAACGCTAATTCGTAAGCCAACCTGCACAACACACAATAGAACAGGTCGAAACCCTCTAGGACACATGAGGGTCTGCGGGTAACGCCCGTACTGATGAGACCAACGCAACCAAGGGGAACACAATGAACATTGAAAACATCACCAAGCATTACTTAGTCGCTGCTCTTTGGTCGTCCACGGATGAACATGGGGAACCCTTGGACGCAGTGTGCACCCTTGATGACGTTTCGCCTGAGTGCCTTGAGGAAGCCAAGCTTGATGTGATGGATTTCGTTATGAGCAACACACATCTGCTTAGTCTCTCAGGGCTCTCAGACGAACAAATCGGACATGACTTCTGGCTGACGCGGAATGGTCACGGTGCAGGCTTTTGGGATCGTGGTCTGGGTCAGGTTGGCGAAGCGCTCTCGAAGGCTAGCAAGGTGTACGGGGAAGTAGACCTGTATGCAGGCGATAACGGCTACATCTACAGCTAATCAAGGGAAAACCATGTTCATCCTAGTCCATCGTTTCACCGGCAAAGCGTTATTACGGTTCCCCACGCTGGAGCAAGCCCTAACGGCCCTCCAGGACGCTGCGGTACCTGAACTGTTCTACATTGGTAACGCTGTATCTAACAAACACTGAGGGCCCATGCGTACACTCGAAGAGAAAGTTAAATTTGACTCTGGGCTAACCATTGGTACCCATCCGGTCACGTTCGTCCTTAACGGAACCATTGAACGGCGGGCGCTCGTTGAGATTGGCAAGCGTGGCAAGGTCTCAGTGCTTATTGAGCCTGACGCTGAAGATATGTACACATCTTGGTGGCGCCTCAAAGGGGACACTTCTGTGTCTGAGGGCGGGACCATCGTATGGGGTGCACGTGACCCTAAACTGAGGGAGCTTTTTAATAACCCTGTAGCACGCATTGAGATGACGCGCTAATGAGACCCTCTGTTCGCCCAGTAACCCAAGCGCTCGAAGCATACTCGCGGGCCATCAATCCAACGCCTACACTGATACATGATCTAACCAGGGCGTTGGCTGAGGAACTAGCTGGAACCTTGGGAGGGACCGTAGAGATACGGCTCCCTGGAAACATTCGGATCATTCGACAACATAGCTCAAACGAGAAAGCCTAGGGATTCCCCTGGGTTTTGTCGTTTGGGTTACATTACGTGCGCATTACCTATCACAATAATTGACCTAAC